ATGGGAGCAGTGAAAAGAAACACATTAAGCGTATTGTTCATCATTAAGAAATCAAAACTTCTGAAAAACGGTGAAGCTCCTGTTTGTATGCGCATCACCGTAAACAAGCGAGTAGCCGAAGTTATGATTAAACGGAGTATTCTTGCAGACTTATGGAATCAGAAAAAGGAATGTTCCAAAGGAAAAGACCGTGTAGCCACCGAACTGAACCACTATATCAATACGGTTCGTGCCAAAGTATTGCAGATACACCGTGAACTGGAAATAGACAACAAACCAATAACAGCTGATACAATTAAGGATTGTTTCTACGGACGGGATAAGGTACAGCGTAGCTTGCTGGAGGTGTATGCAGAGCATAACGAAAAATGTCGTGCCCTGATTGGCAAGGAATATACAGAAAGCACCGTTACCAAGTTTGATACTTCCATAAACCGGCTGAAAGAATACGCAAAATGCAGCGAATCAGCGCAATCGCACCCGAAAATCGACTTTTTTCGTGGGGTGCAGCTCGAAAACCGAAATTCCTGCTACATTTGCAGTCGCAATCCTCCGAATCGGGCTTGTAATTCAGCGTGTTGGAAGCCTCTCAAAATCTCTGTTGCCGTTTTGAAAAGAGTAACGGGATAGTAACGTAACTCCGGTTTCATTTGGCTTTTTGGCGGTTTCACTTGGCTTCATCCTTGCAGTCCGTTTTCCTCTAAACCCCTTATTTACAACCTTCCTGCGCTCATCTGCTCAATCTCTCATTTTTTATTCTTATCTTTGTACAAAAAAAAGATTATGGAACAATTACATGCACATGAAGTCCTTCACATGATGGAAGGTAATAGTTATACTGAGTTATCATTGAGAGAAGCCATTATCCAAAAATTCGGCGAGCAGCAGCGTTTTTTCACCTGCTCTGCCGACAATATGGATGTAGATACCCTGATAGAATTTCTTAAAAGAAAAGGAAAATTTATACCCGCCAATGGTGGATTTACAGTGGACATGACTAAAGTTTGCAATCACTGATGAGGAATATTAATTCCTTCTTCTGTTAAATTGAATATTATTTATGTTAATAGTTAACGGAAATAATATTCTACTAAACCATGTTATAATATCCGCTGATTACCCGCTAAAATTTGGATATCTCCTGCAAGTACGTATCTTTGTACTGTGTTTTTCATAGTATTAGATTTAAGGTTAATAAAAAAGATTGGCTGTCTGGGATAGATAGCCTTTTTTTATGTCTAAATGTCATCTTTCCTCTTTTTAGTTATAGTTTTATTCTATCTTTGTAGGTCAGATAATCCACGCAGCATTAATAGAATAAACTGAATATGGGAAAACGCTTTATTTTTATCTTGATGGCATGCTCATTATTGAGTATAGCTACTGTTGTGCATGCACAGCATATTGACAAGCAAACATATACTTTTGCCATCAAAAAGGCTGATACTCTGAAACTGGACAAGTATGTAATGATTGATCAAATACAAGGGACACAATCAAAGCCCGTCATTCTTTTTGCATTTGGGGGAGGTTTCAAAGGCGGGAGAAGAGATAATCCCGATTACATTTCTTATTTTCATTTTTTGGCACGAGCCGGCTATGTGGTAGTATCAACAGATTACCGTACCCAATTAAAGGATATAGATAAATCGGAGTATTCGGACTTGCAAGGATTCTCTTCTGCCCTGCAACAAGCAATCACTTGTGCTGTAGAAGATTTTGGTGATGCTACAAATTATATAATTGAGCATAGTGTAGAATGGCAAATAAATCCTGCACAAATTATAGCTTGCGGTTCAAGTGCAGGTGCGATAACTGCCCTTCAAGCAGAGTATGAGATTTGCAATCAAACGGCTTTTGCGGACAGATTACCTGCCAATTTCAATTATGCAGGGGTCATTTCCTTTTCTGGAGCAATCTGTGCCAATGGTATTCCAAAATGGATAATGTCCCCTTGTCCTCTTATGTTGTTCCATGGTGATGCCGACAGCACGGTTCCTTTTACTAAGGCAGTAGTAGAAGAGGAAATGGGGCTATGGGGCTCAAACTTTATCTGTATGCAACTGAAAGAAAAAGAGACAGCATACTATTTCTATATAGCGGAAGGTATAGGACATTCCCTATCCTATTCTCCTATGAAGGATAATCGTCATGACATCCTGAGCTTCCTAAACCGGTTGGTACTTGGTAAAGAAAAACGTTGCATTACGACTGTAGAGAAGAATCCGGAAATATCTAGATATAAGAGTGATTTTACAATAGAAGATTATATCCGTGAAAATATGCGTTAATTCCTATCTTTATATCCTTTCCAGAGTTTTTGTTTCTCCACCAATCAATTATCTTTGCACATTATTATTCCATAAAAACAAATCTTTAATTCTATAAATTATGTTGGTACGTATTATCAGTATGGTCATAGCCGGAGTTATTATAGTATATCTAGTCCGTTGGATTGATAATTTTTTCTCCAGGTATCGCAAATAAATCTTGCCTGCAATGTAAACCAAATACTCCAATTTGTTTCCCATTACAACCTATGCTGACAAAATGCGGACATTTTCTAATTCTAAAACAAGAAAACCGCAAAAGCTTTTTATTAGCCATTTGCGGTTTTTTCCTTGTGATTCCGTTGCGATTCGGAATGTAAAATACTATAAAACCAATACATATAACATTATATTAAAAATCAGAGTAATATAAAAATATTATATTGCATGCCATTGCATTATGTTGTGCAATATTTGAACTGAGTTGTGCAATTTATGTATATTTGCACAACCGATATAACAGAGAATATATGACTACAGTAAAAGCATTTATAAGAACTGGGAAGAAAGATAAAGAAGTAAATGTCAGATTTCGATTATCTGATGGACGCAATGTACAGTTATTCCACAAATCAGATATTATGGTCTCTCCTACTCTTTGGGATGCCAAGACTGAAAAATATAAGGCTAAAAGTATTATAAAGTTAGACATAAGAACATCATTTAACACATCTATTGAAGAACGGAAGAATCTAATTTTATCCATTTATGGGAGCAACAAAGAATTAACCAGTGAAAAACTGGAAATCTTAATAGACCAGCACTTACATCCTGAAAAATATAACATCAGCAGTGAAGAGGAATCCATGTGTAGTATGTTCCAACGCTATGTTGACGGATGGCTAAATGCAGGTGTAATAGGTCCCGGCAGAAAGAAACATTACGATGTAGTGATAAGGGAACTGACTCGATTCCTCATTATCAATGGCATTGACGGGTTGCCGGTCAATGAATTCAATAAGGAACATATTCTAAATTTTCGTGATTTTCTACGCAAAGAATACACTCTGGTTGAAAAATTTCCAGAACTGTACGCAGAAATGAATAAGCGGAATATACCATCAAAGGAAAGAAGCCAGAATACAATTGCAGAGAAACTATTATTATTACAAGCATTTATGGTGGAGCTTGAAAGTAATGATGTTATTCCCGTATCTCCTTTCCGCAAGATAGGAAAAGAAAAAGAGTCCATTATGAAGCAACAATATGACGAGCCTTTCTTTCTCACCAAAACAGAATTCAATGAAGTTGTCCACAAAGAATGTCCCGAAACATTGCAGCGAGTAAAAGATGTATTCGTTGTTCAATGTTGTTTCGGTTGCCGTATAGGTGATTTCAGACGATTCACTTTTGATAATATCAGCATTGAAGAAGGAATACCTTACATTCATTATTTACCTCAGAAAACACACAAGGATGGACTTATACGCACTGAGATAAAAACTCCCATCATTCGTATTGCTTATGATATTATTATGAAGTATAAAGGTAGGCTACCAAGCAATGCTTTGTTACCCTATTATCCTGATGGCAATGGTGAAACCGGGTACAATTATCAAATAAAAAAACTACTTGAATACTGTGAGATTAGCCGGAAAGTGGCAATGTTTAGTGCGGCATTGGAAACAAATGAGTACAAATCCATATATGAGATTGCAAGCAGTAAACTTGCCCGTAAAACTCATGTAGATTTAATGAATAAAGTTCAGATAGATAAATACGCAGCAGGACTTCATGCAAAAGGCAGTGGAGCCGTAGACAGATATACCGGATTAGGTATAAAAGAACGTTTTATTTTAATGTGTGCGGCTTTTGGCTGTAATCAGTATGAAGTTGACGATGATTTATCTGTAATGGAATAGGCTCACTTAGTATCTCATATTGATACTCTGTTATTTGACACCATCCCCGTAGTTGAGCAGCTACGGGGATTTTTTACTGAAAAAGAAGCGATTCATTCAACTGTCCTTTCCACAATCTCCATCACTACATGGCTTGACTCCAACCAGAGCCAATACCACAGCCAAAGCATAATCCCACCCAACCAAACAAAAGCCACATCAATATAGTACAAATTTAATATCCTGCTAACCAATACACATAAGAGTTCTCCGCAAAGCACATAGGCAGCAACCATAGTAACAAGCTGGTCATTGGCAACAGTTATCAAAACCAGAATGCCTATAACGGGAAGAAGGGAAATACAATCAATTAGAAGTTGTTGTTTGTCATTCATAATACAATAGGGATTAGAATACAAATATAAACATTATTTTGTATAAAACAACCCTCTATAATAGGAATTTCTGACGAAAAAGAAACGAACTATTATTACAATATAAACAAAAAGAGCGACTATTCAGCCGCCCCTTTCGCATTAACGAGATAGACATAAAAGCATCTCGAATCATCTCTGTAGATGAATCCGAACCACTACAGAGTTTCCATTCATTCTACAGTTTCTCCTTTTTCATTCAGAAGTACCGTCACTTCTTCAGTGGATTGATTTTCCTTGGTGATGGTCAACACAACCTTATAAATCTTACCGGTTTCTTTCTCGGAAATGAAAGCCTCCTTTATTACAGCCCCCTCATAGTCCTTAGCCAAGACATTCATAACTGCCTGAGGCAAGTCTTTTACTTCCACTTTTGTGAACTCATCCTGAGGATTTTGCTGAGTTTGCTCTACAGACTGTGTTCCAGAAACCACGTAAGCAAATGCTACTGAACTGCCTAATCCCATAACCATTGCTAATGCTACCAATACTTTTTTCATAATCGTAAGTTTTAAGTAAATAAATATAGTTTTTGTATTAACTATAGGACAAACGATATGCCATGATGTACATCAGTACATAATACATTATACATCAGCATATTATAAAAACAAGAAGGAATAATTATGTGTGGAAATATGTGGAACTGAGTACCACACATGGGGAATAATTACACAATATGGATTACTTAATTCCTGGGAAATGGAACAAGGCAGCTGAATAAGCTGCCCCTTCTATAAAACAGTCAACAAACAGACATTCACTAATCAAATGACATAAACATAAGCATAAATAACCCGGCTAAAGCCATAGCAAATGCAATTACCATACAAAACTCTTTTTTCATAACTAATAATTTGGTTAAACACATATTTCCATCGCACGTTCAACAACGCACTCTTGTCTCCGACAAAACCTCAGCCGCATAAAAGCTGAGGTCCAGCATGTTCCTTTCAATATATACAATCAATTAGAGCACACAATGTTGGAACATTCTGTAAATCCAGTATAAAGAAACTGCAATGGCTGAAAGAAGGACTATACTAACACTATATACCGGATTCTACTATAAAGACAACTGCTTTTCTGAAATTCCCTACGTGATTTGAGGGAATTTTTATAAAAGAAAGGGCCCAAATGAAAAAAATCCCGACGAAAGCCGGAATATGTCACCCACAATAGATATGAATTAATGCTGCTTAATATCGCAGATATTCGCATTAACATACATGGACGTATCGATGATGTGTTCCGCCTCACTTAGCATCACCTCCTTGGGTAACTGGGTTGTTTGTGCCCATTCGATTATTGCCTTGACGGATTCCTCGTCGTAAGCATATTTACTTTCTTGTGGCATGGCTGATGTAATATATAATAGTTATTTAAGCAATTCGTTTAAGAGTAATTCTTTTGTATCGTATGATTCTATAGATGGAATTTCATCGGGTAATCTACCATTAACAGCTTTTATTAAAAGATTCTTTTTAAATAAGTATTCAACTTGTTCAGATGGAGAATTCCCATACACATAATTATACTCTTTACCATCATAATATACTTCTGCCCAAATGGGATAGCTATTACTTTTAATAAACATTTCTGTGTTATCTTCAGATGGACTGACCTTTTTTGAGTCTCGTATAAAAAATTCATTTTCAAATTCCGCAGTACATTTACAAACATTCATTCTTTGCATATCACCATTCTTGTAGGCATATGCTATTCCTATAATATCATTAGGCTTTCTAATTTTATAAACTAATGAGATTACCTTATTTTCAACAAGAACCTCTTTACGCATGGTATATAAACTTTTTTCATAATATTCTGTTTTGTAAAATCTAACACATTTTACCTGACAGTTTTTGTACAATTTTTCCACACGAAAGAAGGGTATTTCTATTTCAGACATAATCATTAAATCATATATTCTTATCCTAAATTGTCATTTTTCAACTTGCTGTCTTACAAAAATAAATAGAAAATATTTTCAGAAACTTCTATTTATTCTGCATTTTTAAGAGCTTGTTCCCTTTCAAATAGAAGATGCTCATATTTGTCACACTCATCATTAAAAAACTTTTCTGCCAGGCCAAAAGCTCCTCCCCAAGTTATATCACAAAAAGTCGTGGTAATAAAATTGCTTATAATATGAACTCTATTATGCCAATAAATAGCCTTGCATCCCCATAAGTCCAATTTGAATTTGTGAATCTTTGAATTAGGTAAAATTAGAACCGAACATCTTACAACTACACGATTTCCTTTTTTAGCATCTTCTTGTCCATTACGTTTGATAATACACCGAAAAGGAGGACGTATTATCTCTATCTCACCAATGGGGCGTTCAGTTATTATATTTCCCTCTGTATCTCTAACAATTTTCCGAATCATAATATTAATGATTAAAGCCAGTACAAAAAATACAAATCAAAGAAAAAGTAGCAAACAAAACTTTTGAAAAAAATCCCGGCAGTAGTCGGGATATGTCATACACAATAGGTATGAATTATTACTAAAATCAGAAAATAAAAGAAAAAACAACTTATTGAACAATTTCCAATTTTACAAAGAATCTCTTACATATCTACACATTTTATCGTTGCTTAGGACATTCATAGTATATCGCCATAGCAATATATTGATCATCACTCATATCAACAACTTGAATGATTTTTTCAATTCTATTTAATAGCAAAAAACGATTAACCATTTTTTCAACTTCTATAAAAGAAGTACCAGATATTATTTTACACTGTATCATAGCCATCATATTTTAAACAAACTCATTCTTTTTTTTTGAATAAATAGCATCTTCTTTATCAGAATACATATCAGACTGAACTAAGCGAATATACGCGCTCATTCTTGGATCAGTAAACCTATATACACCTTTTGTTAACCTCCTCAAAATTTTATCATTTGAGTTAGAAACAAGTTTACTCAAATATTGGTTCAATCGTTGCTGAGTGATTACCTCTTCAAAAATCAAGTTATACACAAATCTTATGTCTTTACTCCTTATAAATTCATCATAACATAAAGCTGTAGCATATAAAACTTTCCGATAAACAACCATTGTTGAAGATGATTTTACTGTTTCATCATACGATTGACGCAAAGAATTCTCACAATCACTTATAGACTTCTCAATAGCATCATTTACTATCTCTATATCTATTGCGGCAATTTCATTCACAATAGCTACTTCAGATGCTTTCAAGGCTATTAAATGAGTAAAATGAGGATATCCAGAACTTAATCTACAAATACGAAATTTAGCATCTCGTGTAAAAGTTAGGTTCAATTTAGCTGCTCCTGTATTTATAATATCAACCAATTCTCTCTGTGACATTTTTGATAGTTTGATTTCTTTTAGGCATCTCTGTACAGAAGGATGTCCTGCTGTTAATTCTTCTGCAGATTCTGCTATACCTACTACAAAAACCTTAAAAGAAGAATTAGAATCACTTAATAACTTAATTAATTCTGCTATTTTATGTTTATCATCACTATCTTTTATAGAATCAAACTCATCAATGAGCAGAAGAATATTAAAATCTTTAATTTTATTACATACCCACGAAGGAGATTGTATCTTGTCTGCAAGTCCAATACGCTCCGTACATTCCGTATATCCAAACCCATTGAATGTAACACTACTTGTATTATTCTTTGTTGAAATAGAAATATCAACTCCACATTTAAGTAAAACATCTTCAAATATAGTAGAAAACGAATCTGATTTAGAACAACGTTTAACAACAAGTTCTTTTCCTGCAATTTTTATGAGCTTATTAGACGCAATATTAGCAAGTGAACTTTTCCCAACACCTCTTTCTCCAAATAATAAAACATGTTGACCTGGTGTATTTAATGTGGACAATATTTGTTGCACTTCATTAATCCTACCTCTAAATAGGTTTTCTTGATTAATAGGAGTATGTGGGGTAAATACATTACGTACTCCACTATTCTTTAACCTTCGTTCATCTTCATAAAAAGTTTCTTCTGAATCACACATTTTTAATCTAAACAGAGTTATTTTTGAATACCTATTGGCAAAGATACTAAAAATTAAGTATAAATTATATGATATAGATTAATTTTTCAATTTCACCATTGCCATAAATTATAGCTCACTCCAGCCCCGACATAAAAAACACCCGGATAGCCATACCCTGCCTGCAACCCTAATCCCCAACGCTTCTTCTTCGACTTGACAACCACCGGATGGTAAATATCATTCGTCACCGTCTGATACACAGTCTTAGGAAATACCTGTAAACTATCCAGCCGAGGGTCTACATATCCACTTACCACAGCCCGATACGAGCTGTCTCTATATATCACTTGCCTACGATGAAGCAAGGTATCACCTATCCGTGTCGTATCATCCGGCACGAAACGCCAGAACACAGCCATCGGTGCAGAGATAAGCATCGTATCTACCTTGACAACCGTCTTTATCTTCGTCTCTACACGAACTTCAGCCGGAGGCTGCTCATGCGGACGGAACCAAGCCGCCACACAAGCTATAAGCAGCAGTACAATTAATATCCACGGTAACTTTTTCATTCCTCGAACCTTAAATCATTTATACGGTTCATCCAGCCTCTCTTAAATTTATTGTTCGCCGGACGTTTTTTGCATATATCCTCGATGAAATCGAACCGTGCAATCTTAATCATGTCGAACAACTCACGCGGGTTCCTGGCATTCACCGCAACAAGTGTCTTAGGACCTACTATTCCATCCACAGTAACACCAAGCAAACGTTGAGGAATCTTTATTCCGTGTGCACCGGATGCCCACACCCAATCGACAAGGATATTTGCTACGGACTGGCTTATTACCAAATCTGCCTTCCATCTGTCCCAATAGTGCGGCTTGAGCACCCGTTTAACGACATCCTCACGGGTAAGCAGATGCAGGTCATCCACGTCTATATCACCGTCACCGTCCTTGTCATAGCCGCATGACTTCCACGTACCGATAGTCACACCCATATTCGTAGCACCTCCAAGGTCTGCCGGGTCATTCACGAAACCGCCTTCCCATTTTAGGATAAACGGTGCTAATTTATACACATTCGCCATTCTTATTTTCCTCCTTGATTTTTGGTTTTACATAAAAATACAATATATTCGCAAACGCCTTTGTTTAAACTTTAAGTTGTGTAGTATTAGGGGAAAGGAAGCCGTTGTGAAACACCTTCCTTTCCGCGAATCAGTAGCCGTTTTGCGGTTCTCTATCACCGCATTTCTTTCTCTCACACCGTTTAAGCGCCAGTTCCAGTTTCAGGTCAGAATTAGTCTCCTTCAGTGTAAACAATTCATCCTGCACCTTACGGAGCCGGTCAGTCTGCTCCACAAACCGCTGTTCCTTCTCCGAAAGCTGCTTCTGCAGGAACTCGTTGTACTCCCGTAAAGCCTTGAACTCCTCAACATCCGCATGGGCATCCTCAATACGCGCATTGGTCTTGCGCGACATCCACCACTTAACAAGCTGCTTGATGCCCTCGATGCCACCGAGTGCGGTCACCAACATAATCCAATCATTCATTTCTCCCGGTTTAACAATCGATACAAATTATAAGCACCCCCACATAAGCACAAGCAAACGCTGCCATCTCCGCCCAGAACAGCCATTTCCGGTATCTCAACATGATAACAACGGCTATCGGGAAAGCAACCGCAGGCAAGTACCACATACCGGAGAGACAAACCCAAAGAATTGTAGCTAATCCGGCTATTACTGTCCCTGCATAATGTACTTTGCTCTGAAATTCCTCCTTGAACAGCGGGGCTGTCCCGACGAACATCAGCCCACCGCAAGCAAGAAATGCCAAACATTGCAGGTTCTCCGATGAGCATTCAATCCACACCGGCATAAGCAGCATGGCAGGAACAATCATAGCTATCTGGAACAGCCATGCCGGACGATTCCGCTTCTTCAACTGATAGTAGGTATCAGACAAGCTCCAAGGCACTCCGCACACTCTCACCGCATACATTATGTACATAGTGAGCAAAAACAGCGACATAAAATATAAGTAAATCATAAGCCATCAATTTAAAGGTTGAACACTAATTTTTCAGGATAACCGGAAGTGTAATCATACGCTCCGACCTCCTCTTTCGTAGCAAGTCCCATAACCGCGGCCAGATGTTCCTGCGTGGCATTATAGCATTCCAGGGCATACAGTTCCAGTGCGGCCAGCATCTGCAAGGCAAGAGGAATGGGGATTACATACTTCACGGTATCATACCACAGCACGGTTGTCTCCTTGCCCGCAGCCTGCTCGATAGTGATTGAGTTTGCCAGTCCTACCCGCGTATCCTTGTCAAGCCACATCCGCTTGCCGCCAAACGTAAAGGAATTCACGACATCGGATCCATCGTAAACAGCAATTTCATTGACCTTCGCGCTCTTCACACCCTCCAAAGTCGGTTCATAGGGAGGGGTTAATTCACATTCGAGAATTTCCTTTGCAGACGCTGCCGGATGGGCTTCGTAAAATGCTTCCTGTTCCGCATTCAACGGTACCCAGGCTCCATCCAGGTAATCCTCATAGATTGTACCCACTTCATAGTTTTCGTCCAGTTCAAAATCAAGACGGACAACTTTCTCCTCGGAATAAATATGTATATATTGCATTGTTGTTAAAGTCTATTTTTATTCATTATGATAAACCGGTAATTCGCTCTAATACCTAATGATGTAAGCGGTGCCGTATTTATTTCAGTAAATGAGCCCAGATAATCCGAAGATTTGAACATACGATACGGAGAAGAACTTTCCTGTGCTATCGCATACTTTCCGTCAGACGACAGCCCCAAAGCAAAGCTATTGCCAATAACGGAATGCTTCAATGCCCAGGTTTTTCCGTAATCGGCGGATATACGTGCACCGGAATAAGAGTACCCTCCCTCTATAACCATATATTTCCCGTCATAGGATACAGCCAATGTACGGGCAGAGAAACTCGAATCGGTAATTTTAGTCCACGTCTTCCCATAATCCCCGGAATAATAGGCATAGTATGACTTTGATGAACTCTCCCTGTTGCAGCAACACAACATGTATTTGCCGTCACCGGAAATGGCAATCTTTGTGATAGGCCCCCTGAATATTTCACTGCTGAAAGTTTCTCCATAATCGGAAGATATAAACAGCTCATGGGTAGTATAATAGGGAGAATTTGACGCATATGCCACTACGTATCTGCCGGAATGGGACATTTCCACCCCCATGAGAGGCACGGTATTGTCTTTTAATCCATTGGAGACCCGCCATGTTTTCCCATAATCCCCGGAAAGCATCAAATCATATTTGTTATTGCTATTCTGACACACAATAGCGACCAGATTCCCCCTGCCGTTGCAGGCTATCGAGTACACGGAATAGCAATTATCAGGCTTGAAAGGTTCTGCCGTCTCCAGAAAATCCGTAGAACGCAATAATCCCACATTTGCCATATAGCACGAGCAATAGATATGCCTGCCGTCTCCGGACATGGCAATCCTCGTTCTATCGTTGCTGAAAAAGTATTCGTTTACATTAGGAAGGTCGGAAGGTTGTCTTCTGGTCCATGTCATTCCACAATCCTTGGAAATATCTATTAAGGCTCTACTGTCGGAGAATGCAATCACATACTGACCGTCCTTTATATTATTGCTTCGTCTTTTTAATACACTCATAAACCTTAGTCCCTTGTTTTTACGGATATTGAATAGGCGCCAGCGGCATAGCACCAGATACTAATCTCAAAGATATCTCCAGCGGAAACACTGATTGAAGTACCGGACATCGAAGTGAACGCGCCGGTATTGGGTATCGGCTGTGTGAATGCCGCCGATGCGACGCAGCGGATATACAAATCATTACCCACTGACATTCCGGAAGCAAGGCTGATGTTCGTGGCAGAGCCCAAACTTGCAGTGATACTTCTCTTGGAAATTGGCAGGGAGGCCAGTGTCGTGACCGTATTCACACCGGTAACTGTCGGGTCACCGACACCTTGCGGCCCTTGTGGTCCTTGCGCACCAGTCGCCCCTTTAGGTCCAGTAGCTCCGGTAGCACCCGTAGCGCCTTTTGCTCCGGTAGCACCCTTCAGGTTCTTGAAAGCAAAGGAAAAGGTTCTGGCCAATGCGGTACCACCGAGAGAAACGGTCACGGAGGGCGTACCGATGTTGGCGTCAACCGTAGCAGTAGCACCAGTAATACTGGCACTTGCACCTGCTGCACCCGTGGCACCGGTAGCGCCTTTTGCACCCGTATCACCTTTGTCTCCTTTATCGCCCTTTGGACCTTGTATTCCTTGTGCACCAGTGGCGCCTTTTGCACCAGCAGGACCGGTAGCACCAGTATCACCTTTTACTCCTTGCGGTCCTGTGGCGCCGGTATCACCTTTCATGCCCTGTGGACCTTGTACGCCTTGAGGACCTTGCGCTCCCGTATCCCCCTTCTCGCCTTTATCGCCCTTTGGACCTTGCAATTGTCCTTGACTTTGCCAATCACCGTTATACCAGGCATAATATGTATAAGGCAATGCAGTTCCAACGGAATAGAAACCAGTGATGTTTGACCCGTCAGGTACAGCAGTCTTTAAGGCATCAAGCGTATCGTAACGTCCAAGAAGGGTGAATGTATCTCCCGGCTTGCCTTTCACATAGATATCCGTCTTAACGTACTTTTTAGTGCCCTTATCCCATTGGTATACATAATGGTCTGCACCGATATAGGTAGGATGTTCTGCCGTATCAGTAGCACTCGCAGTGGCCGTTTCCGTATTTTTCTTGAGGGTAGCAAATTCAGTAACACGGGCAGTTTCCGCAGTGGCACGGTCGCTTTCAGCATTTACGCGTCCTGTCTCGGCTATCTGGCGGCTTGTCTCTGCACTTTTACGCGCATCCTCAGCTGTAATGCGGACAGTCTCGGAAGTAACACGCTTGTTTTCAGCCGTCACACGGGAACTTTCTGCTGTAACACGGTCTTTTTCGGCGTTGGCACGGCTCGCTTCGGCTTCCTGGCGTCCGGACTCGGCAGTACCCCGGGTAGTCTCGGCAGCTTTACGTCCGTCCTCGGCACTGACACGCTCGGATTCTGCATCTGCACGTCCGGATTCTGCTGTGATACGGGTAGTTTCGGAAGTCTGCCTTATAGTTTCAGCCCTGCCCCGCTCTGTCTCGGCTGTCTTCCGAGTACCTTCAGCCGCCACACGGTCTTTCTCCGAATTGATACGCGTGGATTCAGCCGATATGCGAGCACTTTCAGCAGAGGCACGCTTTGATTCCGCATCCTTACGCAGGTTTTCCGCAGAGACACGTCCCTCCTCGGCCTTACGTAGCTCTTCGGCAGCTTCCCTGGCGGGAGCGGACAACAGCTCTAGGGGAGCTTCGACGACCGACTCCTCCATACCGGAAAGGCGAAGTGCAGGCAGGCTCACAATGTCATCCAGAGAATTGACTATCTCCACATCGCCCACACCTTGGGAGCCGACAAGAAGGGCTTTCTTCACCTCCTCTACAAGCTGGTTGAACTGATTTGATTCCAATACCATAATTTTCAGAATTGATTTAAGATGGCTGGATGACGTTCAGTTGGTTAATTACCGCACGTTTCACGGCAGCTATGAGCCGCGAGTTCTTCACCACAAGTTCAAGAGCCTTGCAATACTGTTCCGGGATTTCCACCGCATCTTTCGAGTAGTAGATTTCCCGTGCCAGGTCTTCAAAGCCTATATCCAGAAGGATACTTCCGTTGTACATCATTTCATTGCCGACCGTTTCGGCTACGTCGAAGGTCTGCTTGGCGCCTTCGAATGAGGTCTGGGCCTCGATTTTCTTAAAGTTGATTTTCATACTTTCTATTTTAATTATTCTATATACTCATCCATGACAGATACCAATTCCCCAAAACCCGTTTTATCACATGCTGTGTCCACCCCAGTAAACTTCTGTTGCAGCCCTGCCAAGATTTGTTCTAAGATTGTCATACCGTATGAATTTGATTTATAAATTTCTACGGTAAATTTCGGCATTAATAAGCTATGTGAAAAATTATCAGATAGGTGATACACGACAATGAAACGATTGTCGTAAAATGGTATAAAAAAGGCGTGAAACCGAATGGAATCACGCCTAAATAAAGTATTGTAACTTATGCCGGTACAGCCATTAATTCACGCCCTACTGAACGTATTGTTTCTATAATATCTTCAAAACGTTTCTTAGACGGCTTCTTTGTTCCGCTTACATATTGAGCAAACAAACTCTGAGAAATACCTAAACGTCGTGCTATGGCAGCAGCATTCAATTCAGGATGAGCTATAAATAAATCATAAAGAGGATTAGATTTCCTTTCCCGAAAGAATCCCTCAAAACTCAAATCTTCATCAAGCTCTCTCCAATGTATTCCGTCATGGCTCGTTGTGAAATTTGCGCGCTGCGCAGGAGTAGCCCATTTCAGCCTTTGGAAATCTGAAAACTTCTCACATGCCTCCTTCCCGTCAGTGGTACGTATCCATACCTCCGTATCAGTCAACCATACCTTTTCAACTATGATATTTTCCATAACCACTTATTTTGATTTATTAAAAAATTTATTCCAATGCTCTGCTATTACTTCTTGATTTTCTTCTATAACTGATTCTACAAGTTTCAGTTCAGATGACTTCAAGCCATTATTTTTGATTAATGTAACTGGAAATAAAGTGAATTTAGCACTTACATCCCCTTTGATTACATGAACATGTATAGGCTCATGGTCATTAGCGTAAAACATAAAACGAAAACCAAATAAAATAAATATCGTTGGCATACCTTTCTCTATTGATTACCCTACAAATATAGGTAATTATTTAATTACCTACAACTATTCAAGCAAAAAATTAGCGGCAATTCTTTGATGTTGCCGCAAAATATTCTATTTTTCTTGTACTAAAATTATAATCCCTATAATTTTTCTGACTAAGAGGCATTTTTCTGTCCCTTATTTCCGATTTGCTCATTCTTTGCCGCTTGCTCCTCCTTGATTTCTGCAAGCTCCTCTTCTACCCTATCAGCATTCCCGGCAAACATGATACCTTCACGTGTGGACCAAATGCCACCACTGACAGCGGAAACGGCAGTAGTCACCTTATCATTCAAATCATCAATCATATATGGAACCAGTTCTGTTTCTATGTCAATGGTCTGCGATGCCTTGCTAAACTCGGTTGGATTGATAGAGCCTAAAGCGGAAACAATGAAATTTACTCTCCGCTGCAAGAACTCACCGATAACCTCACCGTGATTTTCTACCGCCATATGTGCACCCATGAACATAAAGCGGAAAGCGGTTCCTGATGCTTTGCCTACCCCCTTCAACGTTTCAAATGATATTCTTGGAGTGTTTGACATATCATAAGCCATATTAGTGAGTGTTTCTGCTTCAAAACGTACCGTATCTGGCACCTGATTCCACGTCAGATATTGAGCATCCGCACCTTCACCTGTAAGTTTGACCATTCTGTCCTTAACCTTACCCATGAAACCCTCCACGTCACCGATAAGTTTCAATAAAGGGAAGAAATGATAATCGATGCAATCTGCATAATTGGATAATAATTTCTCCAACCGAACCCGAAAAGTCTTTATCTTTTTGCAATAAGGTTCAGGACGGTAGGCATAGAGAACCGGTAATTTGGGGAATCCATGAGTAAAAGGCGTTCTTTCTTCATACCCTTTAGATAAATCCCACTGATAGACCATCTTATCAGTGATAGTCATAAAGCAAGTTATCTCCGAATCATCCATGAGCTTCTTCTTGTACTCACGTGAGAAAGCAATCATCTTACCTTCATCATTGAAGAACGGATAAAGCTTATCCCCACGGAACGGAGACCATAATACGCTTTTCAGCTTCTTGGTAGGTTTTACCTTGCCTCCGAATGTAGTCTTTACTTTTTTCCAGAACTTCGCCCAAAACGAATCATCATCGGTAACATACCAATATTCTGCCGCTTCTTGTTCGGAGAGCCAGGCACGGACAACCTTCTTGTTCTGATATTTGATTTTATTAGACTTGAATACAGCCTTTACCGCATCCAGCAGCTTCTTTTCATCATCATCAGTTGGAGTGCAATCCATAGACGGTTCTGTGCCGACTGTGAAAGCAGTTTGAATGTTCACTATATCCTGTTCCAATGGAATGGAGATACGGTTCACTGGTTCAGTCTTATACTTTGCTTCGATTTCATAGGTCTTACCAGTCTTTTCATCAAAAACTTTTTCCGCTTCCTTTTCAAGAACCTTTCTATCCGGGTACTTCTCTTTGTCAACCATGATTTCATGGCGTTCGGGATTCCAGTCGTCCCAAAGTTTACAACGGTCTGGAAGTTCAGTTTTTCTACCTTTCTTCAGGTAGTTTATCTTCTGCCCGATGTCTGGCAATGCCAATATTTCTTCAAGCGTTAATGGCATAATCTATATTTTTAGTGTGTGAATATTCCTGTTAAATCTTTCGGCTTCAAAATGCGTCCCAAAATATGTCCCAAGATATAATATCTAATAGGGTCTATACAGTGATTCCATGCGTCTACCGGTTCATTGATATAATGACCGTCCTTGTCTTTATCCCAAACATATTTACGGAGTTCCTCAATGATATGGTATGAACGTTCAGTAACGAATAGTTCCATCTCATGTATTTTATCAATGCCGGCTTTGATTGAACCGGGGAACTTATCTACTGGGTAGATATTTACACCTCGGTTCTTTATCTCTTGAATCAAACGAGGGTCGGCACTATCTCCGTAGACTTTCAGCCCCCACGGCTTCAATTTTTCGGCAATGGCATTTGTGAGCATTCCAGTTTCATAGAATAACTCATCAACATACAATCGGTTATCTACGATGCCACAACGAATACCTGTTGACGGGTCGTTGGTATAACCCCAGTCGGAAGCAAGAGCAACTTTCTTAGCATAAGCAGGGAACTCTTTCACGATGCCCCACTTCTTGAACACTGCACCTTCAGCAACATCAGCCCAGCGGCCGATAACCACATGAGCATATTTTTCGGGATTATTTACCTTCATATCCTCCACCTCTTTCAGAAACTCCGGGGAAAGATTCTCCAAGTTATCAAAATACGTGGTATGGATATGAAGTACATTCGGATGAGTGGAAATCTGAACCTGCACACCGTCAATCTCTACCAGCTTGTGAGTTTTCTCAATGTATTTCTTGTAGATGAAGTGATTGGAATCGCATGGATTCATTATGATAATAATCCGGTTCTGAATACCCTTCTTGCGAATGGAGAGCATTATTTTATCGAACTCATCTTCGCTTGTCCACTCTTCCGCTTCATCGCAGACGAAAGTCGTAATGCCTTGAATGGATTTCAGTTTTGCTGTCTGGTTCCCGGAAGAAGTCTTGATACCCCGGAACATGATACGGCTCTTAGTCATCTTATTGACTATATCCGTCTTTGTGGTCTTGAAATATTTCGTGGTACCGTCCAAATCTATCTTCTCCATCATTTCGGGAATGATAGACATACCGGCAGAAACCATAGTGTAACGGGTATAGAGAATCTGATGAACTATCTTCTCTACGGGAGTCATTTCAAAAGTCAACCGTTCAATAAAGGTAGAAGCATTGAAAGACTTTCCGCTACCACGCCCACCAGTGATAAGAATTATAAATTTTTCATTATCCTCGTATAATGGATGGTAAATTTCTTGAGGTACTATCATTTCAGCTTGTCTTTAATCCAAGAATCAATGTTGATGCCGTGCTCTATGTCTGTTGGAATATCAGCATCTTCATCCTGCTTGCGTTCAACCTTTCTCCAATCCTCATCGTGGTGATACAGCCAAACGGACATTGCTTGCAAGTTTGGAGCCAACTCGCTTTCGCTGACTTGTAATTCATCCTCACCTGTCAAATTTCCCTCTGAATCACGGAGCTTTCTTACCACGGTGCTTTTGGTTTTTATGCCACCGAGAGCTATTGCAAGGAATTTAGCCCTTACAGTAGCATTGATTGTCGCGCGCCCACGCGCTAAGACTTCGGATATTTCGGTGTACTCACTTTTCTTTTCGCAGAAAGTTTGTGGTAAAATCCCTATGGCATAAGCAATTTCCTTGTCAGTGAATCCCTTTTTGGCATACGATTCCACGAGAGAAAGAAATTCCTCGCTTGTATAATCAAACTTAGGCTTTCTTCCTCCTTTACCTTTTCTATTTTGAGATTCACTATTGCTCATAATTTTAACCGTTATTGTTATCTGGCTTTCGCTTGATGACATCCATGTACTTTTGATGATAATCACCTAATTTAATGTTAAAGAGCCATTCAAAGGCTTTTCCTAAGTCCGTCAGGTGAACAGGTTTTTCATTTTGATATATTATACGTTTTGACAGGAATAAGCCGCTGACTATTTCCATGATGTTGATAAGGCTTGTTTTGTCTGCTAAATGGAGAGGAGAAAGGGATAGTTTATTTGCGTGTTGCTCGAATTGTTCGGGGTATTTGATACGCAGATTCACTATGCGTACTTCTGTTTTGATTAGTTCTATTGCTTCATCAATCAAATGCAAATAGGGTATTTTTTTCTTGCTCAAACCGCACACGATACGATTTAAGTCGATGTAAACCAAAGGAGAAATAACGAAGTAAAACGCAATAATCCTGTTCGTTTAAACTAAAATCAGCTAAATGTGTAGCCAGTTCTTCAATAGCTTCTGTAAATTCGGATGCAGAAACTTTACGCTGTGAGTATTCCGATAATAATCGGAAGAATCTCTGTTCCAATAAATTATTCATTATGGGAATTATAGAAAGAAGTCCTACCAACATGGTAGAACTTGCTTTTTTAATAAGTTATTTATTTACAAACTGAAAATCATATTCATTATATCTGTTACCAATATTAGGATATTTTTTTAAAAGCAGTTGAATATTAGAGACATCTTCCATTGATAGATTTACATCTACCGCTTTTGCATTTTCTTCTAAATACTTAATCCGTTTAGTTCCCGGAATAGGAATTATATTTTCACTTTGTGCCAATATCCAAGCTAAAGCAAGTTGGGCTGGGGTTATTCCTTTGCTTTCTGCTATTTCTGCAATTTCAATAGTCAGTTTTTGGTTATTTTCCCAATATTTACCGTTATAACGTGGCAAATGCTTGCGGAAATCATGTTCTTCCAATGCATTTACGTTAATAGTATTTGTTACTAAACCTCTGCCTAACGGTGAAAATGGAACTAAAGTTACACCTAATTCTTTTGTCAATGGCAGAATCTCTTTTTCGACATCATGTGTTAATAAAGAATATTCACTCTCAACCGCAGATATAGGATGAACATCACAAGCTCTTTTTAGTGATTCGGGAGAACATTCGCTTAGTCCCAAATAGCGCACTTTACCCTCTTTAACTAACTCTGCCATAGCTTCAACTGTTTCTTCGATTGGTATTGTGGGGTCAATCCGATGCGCATAATACAAGTCTATAGTTTCGATATTTAATCTTTTCAGACTGTTCTCTACAGCTTGTTTTACATATCTTGGAGAAGCATCCACATAACTTTCACCACCAGCGAACACGCTACCTTGACTATTGCGTAAGCGAAAACCAAATTTTGTTGCAATGAAAATCTGATTTCTTTTTTCTGCTAATACTTTGGATAGTAATTCTTCATTAGCACCATTTCCATACACATCCGCAGTATCCCAAAAATTAATGCCAAGTTCTAAAGCACGATGCAATGTCTTAATGCTTTCTTTTTCATCGGCTACTCCATAAGCAGCACTCATTCCCATACAACCCAATCCGATAGCGGATAGGTTTACTTCTGTTTTGCCTAATTTTCTGTACTTCATTATTTATATTTTTTAGTCGGTACAAAATTAGGTAATGCAAATATGGCTGATTAACACTATTCAAAGCATCATTTGCACAAATCAAATAATTATTGCTCTCTAATTTCGCTTGGCGTTTTTCCTGTATGCTTACGATAGAATTTACTGAAATAGGCTATGTTTTCAAATCCCAAGCTATAAGCAATTTCTGAAATAGAAAGATTACTATGTAATAAATACTGGGTACATTCTTTAATTATTCTTTCCGCAATCATTGTAGAAGTAGTTTTTCCAGTAGTATCTTTTACCACTTTATTTAAATGATTAACGTGTACAGACAAACGGTTTGCATAATCGGCAGGAGTACGCAAACTTAATACTGAATGTGGATAATCAACAGGAAATTGTCTATCCAATAATTCTATGAATAATTCGGTAATACGTTGCGAAGCATTTGGATGTGATTCATATTTATTTAACTCCTGCATTTTTAAAGCTGTATGTACCAACAAATGAAGATAACAACGTAAAACATCATATTTGTTTGCATAGTCTGACTGGTTTTCTTCCTGCATTTTGGTATATATATCCAAAACTTTGGTAATTTGTGTATCATCCAAGAAGAAAACTTTATCTCCCGTTACTTTGAACAATGGACTATTAGCCAAAGAACTATTTTTTTCTTCTGACTGTACAAATTGCTCATTAAATATACAAAACATTCCTCTCTGTTCTTCACTGATTGATTCCCAAGCATAAGGGACTAAAGGATTAGAAAATAACATTGCAGGACGATTTACTAAAATCCATTTATCTGCATAATATAGTTTTCCCACACCACTAATCAAAGTGACTTTGTAAAAATCTCTATAACTGAATTGTACTGTCCCAAAATTACATTGTCGGGAGAGAACATTGAAATATGGTTTCTCCTTAGAGTAGGTTGTACCCAGTTGAGGGTCACAACGTTGGATTCTTTTATAGAACTGTGGAATACTTTCGGACAT